TACCATCTGAAGTTTATGCTATAAAAATAAACAAAGATAAATTTAGACTATCAACTAGAAAAGACTATGCTTTGAGTGGTATATATGTAACATTTACAAGTTCGGGATCTGGAAATTCCCATAAACTTGAAATGTACAAAAAACTTGAAAAGTCTCTAATTGATATTGATGGAATAATTCAATCTCCACTATCTTTCACTCCAATAAATACTGCCTTGAACAATAATGGTGGGCAAATTGCAGTTTCAAACACTTTATTTGGTGTATCTGGAATTAGTTCTATAGTACCAAATAACATTGTTAAGATAGATAATGAATATATGAAAGTCGTTTCTGTTGGACTGGGAACGACTTCTGTTGGACCAATAACAGGAACTGGATCTGTACCAATTTTGGAAGTTGAGAGGGGATTTGTTGGATCATCAGTAACTTCACACACCGATGGAACAGAAATTAGAGTATATTTTGGATCTTTCAATATTGTTGGAAGTAAAATTTACTTTGCAGATGCTCCAAAAGGAAGATCTACAATTTTAAGAGATTCATCTAATTTAGAATACACCAAATCTAGTTTTGATGGTCGAGTTTATTTGAGAAATGACTATACAAATAATAGAATATTTGATGATATATCTGATAGATTTACTGGAATAGGTCAGACATATGATGTGACTATACAAGGAATAAACACTACAGGTATTCAAACCGGAAGTGGAATTTTACTCATCAATGGAATTTTCCAAAAACCATCAACATTTAACAATGTTGGTAATAATTATTCTTATATTGAAAGTGTAGGAGTTTCTAGCATAGTATTCACTGGAATAACATCTTCTAATGGTTCAATTATTAAATCTGATATTGATATAAATCAAAATCAACTTCCACGCGGCGGTGTAATAGTTTCTCTTGGATCTACTGGTGGTCTCGGCATAGCTCCTCTTGTAGGCGCTTCAGTGACTGCTGTAGTGGGTGCTGGAGGGTCTATTGTTTCCGTAGGTCTTGGAACTACAGATATTGTAGGATCTGGTTATAACGGGTTAATATCGATTGGTGTATCGGTATATCAAGATGGTCATACTGGTGATGTTGCAACAATAAATGCTACTGTTGGTGCTGGAGGAACTTTATCATTCGCAGTAGGTTCTGGAGGAACAGGATATACCAATCCATCGATATTTGTATCGGAACCATCATATCAAAATCTTCAAGTTACAGGTGTTTCCAGACTAGGAACTGGTTCTACAACAGATACTGGAAATGGGTTATTATTATCTATAGATGTTGGTTCAAGTTCAACTACTGGAATTGGATCTACTCTATTTGAAGTTACAACGTTTAAAATCACAAGACCTGGATATGGATTTAGAGTTGGTGATGTCTTTACTCCTGTCGGATTAGTAACTGACAAAAATCTGCCATCACCATTAAGTAACTTTGAACTTACAGTTTTAGATGTTTTTACTGATAAAATGTCTTCCTGGGAGTTTGGTGAGTTTGATTTTATTGATCCCATAGATGGACTACAAGATGGACTTAGAACTAGATTCCCACTATTCTATAATGGTAGTTTATTAAGTTTTGAAATTAATCCAAATGATCCAGACTCTTCACTTATTGATTTAAATTCATTATTATTAATATTTGTAAATGGAGTCTTACAAACACCAGGAGAATCCTATACCTTCGAAGGAGGTACATCTTTTAGATTCACTATTCCTCCAGATCCTGAAGATAATATTTCTATTTTCTTCTATAAAGGGACAAGTAATTCTGATAGTGTTACTGTTTCAGTAAAAGAAACAATAAAAATTGGAGATTTATTGCAAGTTTATAAGAATAATGAATACCCAGGAACAATTACTCAAGATGTAAGAACAATCTATGACATTTCAACATCCGATAGAATTGAAACTGATTTGTATTCTGGGGAAGGAATAGATGAAAATAATTTCAAACCTTTAAGTTGGACTAAACAAAAAGTTGATAAAATCATAAATGGTGAAAATATCTACAAGACAAGAGATTCGATAGAATCTTTGGTATATCCAACTGCCAAAATAATTAAAGATTTTTCAACTAACGATACTGAAGTTTTTGTAGATGACGCACAATTCTTCAACTATGAAGAAAACACATCACCACTTGTTATTTCTAGTTTTGGCGGATTGATAGTTTCTGGAGCTCCTCTAGTTGCTGCTGGACTCACTGCTATAGTATCAATAGCAGGAACAATACAATCATTAAGTGTCGTTGATGCTGGAAGTGGTTACACTGGATCATCAATATCTCTTTCAATATCTGCTCCACCATCCATTGGAGTTGGTATCGGAACAACTGCCAGAGCAACAGCAACAATAACTAATGGTCAAATAACCTCAACTACAATTACAAATCCAGGATTTGGTTATACAATCCCTCCTCAAGTTTTAGCACCTATTCCAACAATTTTGAAAGAGGATGTAAATACGATTACAACGGTTCAAGGTTTTTCTGGAATAGTTACTGGAATTACGACTACAACTGGAACATTAGGAAATCCACTAGCCCTTAAATTCTTCTTAAATTCCTCTTCATTCGTAGGATTGGAAACTGGATACCCAATTTATATTTTTGATACTTCTGTTGGTTCGGGGGTAACTTCAATTAATAGTAGTAATTCAGCGGTTGTTGGAGTTGGTACAACATTCTTAGATAATGTTTATTATATTCATTCAATAACTCCAAGTGGATCTAATTGTGAAATTGTTACGAACGTAAATTCTGGTTCAAACATTATCGGAATTAACACTTCTGGTAATTCGTCTCAACCAATTGGAAAGTTTTCTTGGGGAAGATTATCCGGATTTACTAGATCTATTTCTCCTATTTCAATTGGGGTAACTGGATTAACCGTCGATTCTGGATTGTCAACATTCCCAACTATTCAGAGAAGAGATTATGGTCTACGGGATACTGGTGCTTTGAGAAAGGATCTTGGGTAGTATAAATATAGGAAAAAGCTAATAATATGTCTGCTATTGTAACAGATCAATTTAGAATTCTTAATGCTAATAATTTTGTAGAGAGTATTGAAAACTCTTCAAATTCATATTATGTGTTTTTAGGACTTTCAAACCCAACTCAAGTCGGATTTGGAAGAACAGCAGATTGGAATACAAATACTCCAAATCCAGTTGATAATTTTAATAATATTAATCACGTTTCAGATACAATGATCTTTGGTAAAAAGGTCACTAGTCTAAATGTAAGAAGATTAATCAGAAGAATTGATTGGACACAAGGAACTAGGTATGAAATGTACCGTCACGATTATAGTGTAGTTTCTCCATCTCCAATAACACAATCTTCTAGATTATATGATGCGAACTATTATGTTATGAATAGTAATTATAACGTATATATTTGTATTGACAATGGATCTTCGGGAATTAATACTACTGGAAATGCTTCACAAGATGAACCTTTATTTACTGATCTAGAACCATCAAGAGCTGGTGAAAGTGGTGATGGATATATTTGGAAATACTTGTTTACAGTGTCTCCTAGCGATATTATAAAATTTGATTCGACCGAGTATATTTCCGTACCTAATAATTGGTCAACTTCTACAGATTCTCAAATACAATCTGTTAGAGAAAATGGAGATTCAACAATAAACAATAATCAAATTAAAAAAGTTTATATTGAAAACCAAGGATCAGGATACTCTGGAGGATTGGGTCAAGAAGTTAGTATCTTGGGAGATGGAAGTGATGGAAAAGTTGTTGTTGACGTTGTAAGTGGAAAAATAACTAACGCCACAGTTTCTTCTGGTGGTAAAGATTATACTTATGGAATGATTGATTTAGGATCAATTAATTCAAATGCAACTGGAAATTTTGCCAAGTTAGTTCCAATCATACCTCCATCGAAAGGGCACGGTTACGATTTATACAAAGAACTAGGCACTGATAGAGTTTTAATTTATGCCAGATTTGATGATTCAACTAAAGATTTTCCAGTTGACACTAAATTTGCCCAGATTGGAATACTAAAAAATCCAACTTCAATCGGTTCTACAACAGTCTTTTCTGAAAATCAATTCTCATCATTATATTCAATAAAGTTTTCCTCTGTTTCAGGATTAGTGAGTATTGGAGATAAAATATCTCAATCTGTAACTGGTGGAGTTGCTCTTGGTTATGTTTCTTCATATGATTCGGAAACTAAAGTTTTAAAATATTACAGAGACAGATCTTTATATTTTAATCAAACTACTTTAGATCAAACTGACTACATTGGCATTTCTACAAACTCTAAAGTTTTAGATTTTGAATCTACAGCAAATGCGGTGACTACATCTGGAGGTTTTTCGGGGTCAATTGATACTAATTTTACCGGTATCACGACTAATCCCACTGGAAACAAAGTTATTAATCTTGGTAGTCAATTTAAAAATGGATTATCAAATCCAGAGATAAATAAAGGGTCAGGTGAAATTATTTACTTAGATAATCGACCTCTGATCACGAGAAATTCTAGACAAAAAGAAGACGTTAAAATTATCCTGGAATTCTAAAAAATGCCACAGAAAACTAATTTAGATATAAATCCTTATTACGATGATTTTGATAAGGAAAATAATTTTTACAAGGTTTTATTTAAACCAGGATATCCTGTTCAAGCTAGAGAACTGACGACTTTACAGTCAATATTACAAAACCAAATAGAGTCATTTGGTAGTCATATTTTCAAAGAAGGATCAATGGTGATCCCTGGAAATATTAACTACGATTCTGAATATTATTCTATCAAATTAAATGAAAATCATTTGGGGATTCCAGTATCCTTATATGTGGAAAATTTAGTTGGGAAAAGACTAACTGGGCAAGATTCCGGAATTACAGTAGTTGTAGATAAGTATGCTCTGCCATCAGAATCTACTGAAATAACTGATTTAACTCTTTTTATAAAGTATTTAAATTCTGGATCAGATAATGATATAAAAACATTAAATGATGGTGAGATATTAATAACTGAAGAATCATTCGTCTACGGTAATACTGCAATTAATGCTGGA